TATAACTAAATAAGATATGATAAATAATTTAGATTTAGAAATATTAAATATATTTATTCCTATTGCACCTTTTGTTTATTTAATTGATAGATTTATGTAGTAAATGAATAAAAAACTAAAGAAAGTAGAGGATAATTTAAACTATGATATATTTTGTATGAAGTGTTGAAAATTTCATCGTAAAAAAGATATATGTTTAAAGTACATTAATTTTTAAGTTAAAAGATATATGTTAGATTTTAAACTATTACCAGATGAATATTTTTGTAATGCTAGAATAAACGATTGTAATATATTTTTAGAATTACTAGATAAATATGATTGAATAAATTATAGTAATATATGATATATGGAAAATTGAACTTATAGAGATATATTTAATATTTCATCTTTGAATCCTACTGAAAGTAATCATCATATAAACGATATTAATTTTTATAGAAAAAGATTAAATGATAAAATCATATATTATAAAGAGATTCTTAGACAAAAAGAAGAAAGTAAGTTTATAAAAGAACATTTATGAATGTTTATATAATTATTTATTTAGTAATTTAATTTTATATGGTTCTATATTTCATTTTATTTTAAATCATTTTCAATATAACAAACTATCTGCTAGAGTATTTCATATATTTTGACTTTCTCCCCAATATCTTTTATTTCATAATTGGTCTAAATCTGGTTTTAAATCTCATAATTTAACATTAACTTTATATACTTTTATCTCTTTTCAAGGATATGCAAATTCTCAAAATGTTCTAGCTCTACTTGGGTCAAATGATAAATTAACATATCAAGGAGCAGATTGTAAACTTTTTGCAGTACTTTGTTTTGTAGCTTTTAATCATTGTCAAATAATATCGTGTCATCAATAAGTTCAATGATATAAAGTAATATAATTATCTTTATTATCTTTAAACCATTTATTAAGATTATTTATTTCTTCAGGTTTAATTTCTCACATATCAGCTTTTATTTCCATTGAAGATATTTTTGATTTACTTTGTGGAGATATATCAAAGAGTTTTCACTTATTAAATCAATCATTATAAGCTCATACTTCTTCAATAAGTGAATCTACTTTAGGTTTTAATAACTTCTTTGTAGTTAGTAGTTTAGTTTTCTCTACTCCTATTCACTCTTTACCTAGCAAATTAAGTTTAGTTCAAGTGTAATCAGAAATTTTTTCAACCAATTCTGCCATATAGTTTTTAAACTCTGCTCCATACTTATTTAGATGTTCTTGTATGATTTGTTTTACTTTTGCTAGTTTAGTTATATCTGTTGTGATACTCTTTGCTATTTCTTCTATATTTGAAGAATTTAGTTTTGAAAGTTTAGTTTGTATTTCGCTTGTTGCTGGAGTGGTTTCTTTTATTCTTTTTAATAAATCGGTATAACTAAAGTCTCAACTTTTTTTTCAAGAAATGACTCTAAAATTTCAATTTCATACATATATTACATTATCAACTTTTCAATCTGCTCACATTATTCAATTTGATATGTCAATTACTTTTGCATTTTTAATTTTATTAAAGTCTTGTACCGTTTTATTTATTTGTTCGCTTGTAAGTTCATTCTTATTACTAAATTCTTTTAGTATTTTTAATTTATATGATAAAAGTTCATTTAATTCTTCATTTGATTCTTTGACTTCTGTTTTCTTTAATAACTTACCTTGCTCTACTTTTGGAGTTAACTTCTTAGTAACAGTATTACTATTATTAGGAATATTCCCACTGGTCATAGACTTAGTAGTAGTAGACTTCAAATTATTAGTTTTAGATTTGCTGATTTCATCATTGAATTGTTGTTTTAAAGAATTAATAAATGCTTTATCTTCTTGTTTTAATAGTTGTTTTTTTGCTATTTTAGTATTGATTTCTTTCATTCTTTTTGCTCATTCATTTGATATTTTACTCAATACTTTATTTAATGCAATTTTTCTTATTCCTGTTAATCAAGATTCAAGTAATTTTCATCATACTCATCAAACAATAGCTCAAGCAATATGTCATAAAACAGGTACTGCACTTCATAATACACTAGCTCAAGCAATAGCTCATCAAACTCAAGTATATTTCTCAAACATTCATTTACTTTGTAATGATTTTAATATTGTAGGAATGTTATCAATAGCTTGTATTTTTTCTCATATTCAAGGAATAACATCATCTAGTCTAGTAAGTAATTTAGCTCTATTTGCTCTATCAAGAGTTCATATTATATTTACTATATTACTTCTCCATTCTCATTTAACATCTCATCATTTATAAACTAAATCTTTTACTGCATTTTCAAATTCATCTAATTTATCTACAAATTGTGAATCAAGTTCTTTTAATCAAGTTATTTGTTCTTTTGCTGTATTATCTATATTTTTTCTTAATCATCTAATTATGCCTTGCCCTGTTGTAGTTGTAGAAGCATCATATTTAGCTAAATCACTTGCTGTTTTTCTAAATGTAAGTATTTCATCAGGAGTTAAATATCACTTCTTAGAATCAGCTTTTATATCATTATATAATTGATTAAGTTTAGATATATCAGTTTGGTTTAAATCTTTAGCCTTGCTTCAAGCAACTCTTTCTATAACTCATTTTTTATTTACTTTCATTCAATTAGCTTCAATAGTCGTTTTAAAATCATTTAATAGAGTTTCAGTTTTTACTTCTATTGGTTGTTTTCTTATTTCTTTATATACATTAGAAGTTTCTCATTTAGTAGCTCTTATTTTATCTATTTCATCAGTAAGCTCTTTAGTTATAGCTCAAACTCTCTCTACTATATAATCTTTAATATCACTTATTCATTCAGGACTTTCTAATCTATTTGTAAGTTTTTTAAATTCATCTGCTTGATATGGATTAGATTGAAATCCTTTTATTTCTTCTTTAGTTAATCAACTTGTTATTTGTTCTTTTGTTGTTTTTATTCATTTAGTAGTCTGTCATACTTTTTCAGCTGTTTTTTCTACTCATTGTTTAATTACTTTTCAAGATTTATCTAATACTTGTTTTCAAGTTTGTTTAACTAGTGGAGTTGCCGTATCTATTACTGTTTCTGCTCATTCTTTTATTCATTTAGCTGTTTTACTTACACTTCAATATCAAGAAACCTCCCATCATAATGAAAGTCATCCTAAACTTGCTTTATAATCTCTAGCTTTATTTGGGTCTATCTCTTTTAATCTTTCATACTCTTTTTTTGTTTCTTCAATTTTATTACTTATTTTTTGCCCTGTTTCTGTACTTAAAGCTCATTGTGTTAACTCTTTTGCTGCTTGTTCTCATTCATTAGGAAATATTGTTTTTAATCAAGACATAAAAACATCTCATAATGTATCACTTAATAAAAGTCATTGCATTCACATATTTTGTAATAAAGCTCTTTCTTTTGTTATTTCTCATCTTCAATATGCTTCTCAAATATCTTTTATTTCTTTTTGAGTTCACATTGTGTTTCCCATAGTTCTTCAAAATAATCAAAGTGGAATTCAAGTATCTTTTCATATTTCTCATCTTACTCACTTTGAAACATCAGCTCATAAGTTAAATAATCAAGATTTTACATCTGTTCATACATCTTTAGCTCATTGCCATACTTCTCAAAAAGAAGGAGTTATATCAAATCATTGCTCTTGTTTAATTCAAGTATAACCTATCTTATTTACTATTGCATCTTCTATAAGTGTTTCATCTTCTCAATTTTGTATCATCTTAAATATCTGTTCTCTATTGTTTACATCTTCATTATCATCATCTAAATAAGTTTGAATTAGATTTTTTTCACTTGCATTTGCTTGTGTTCATACTTTTACTACTGGAGTGGGAATAAAAGGCTTTTGTTGTATAGGTTGTATAGGTTGTTGCACTGGTTTACTAGGTATTGCATTTGTTTGTGGTTTTAATCAAGGCAATATAGTATTATTCGGTTGTATAGGTGCAGTAATTCAACCACCTGTTGTTTGTATAGGTGGTTTAAAATTACTTGTTGTAGGAGTATTTACAGTTCACAGAATATTACTAAATAAGTTAAATTTTGTTTCTGCCATATTATTATTTTTTAGGATTAAATGTATAAGTAGTTCAAGATTTTCAAGTAGATGTTAATACTTCATTTGGTTTAGTTTTTCAATATATATCTCAAAAAACTTTTGGTTTTAAATCTTCAGGCATTCAATACATTCTATTATCTATCATTTGTTTTATTCAATTCATCGCATTTGATTTTACTTGTCATACTATTGCAGTGTTTAAGTCTTTTATATTCCCTATATTAGCCATATTTCCCATTAATCTTTGTACTTCTACATCACTTGCTGCAGTTCAAGATATACTTCTTATATAATTAGCCATTGTTACTCAAAGTTGTGTTTGTAATTGTGCAAGAGCTGTATCTGTAGTTATTCATAATTTTCTTCAAACTTTTTCTGCAAGTGCTTTAGCTGCATTTGTACTTTTACCTGCTTTTTCATAATCACTTATAAGCTTTTCTACTGTATCAAGTGATTTTGCAAATACTGTTGTATCATCAAACTCTTTTTTAAATGTTTTATCATCCATAAGCATTTTTCTATATGAAACTGCCATTCATTTTTCATCTCAAACACTCGCCATTCTATCAATTTTATTATTAAATGCCGTTACATCATCATTACTATATCAAACTCATCTATCTTGATTATCTTTCATAAATTGTCATAGAGTTGATAAATCTCAAGTTGATTGTTTTCATACATATTCAAAATGTCATAAATCTCAAGGTATAGCCATATGTTTAAATCAATTCTTAGTCATTATATCAATTTGAGCTTGTGTAGGTCAAGAAAGCTTGTTATCTGAGTAAATATCAATAGCCATTCAAGACTCGTGCTTACTTTCTCAAGGTTTTGCAGCAATTCATCATTTTCAAGCTATGTAATTATCATATAATTTTTGTTGTTCTTCTTTTGTTCTATAAGAACTTCATACTACAAGTTTAATTCAAGCCTTTGCCATTTCACTTGCAACTGTATCAAAGCTATTCATAGCTACTTCATCAAGTGTTCTTGTTGCATTTGTATTACCTATTTTCCTTGTAACTAGGTTTCAAGTTGGTTGAGCTGTTGTTGTTCATCAAGTTGGAGTTGTTCATAAATTTCAAGATGTTCAACTAATCGTTTTATTTGCTGTATCTATAAATCAGTATATATCTTTTCAAGTAGAATCTACTCAAACTTTTCAATAAGTTACTTTTCATTCTTGTCATTTAGATTGCTCATCTATATAAGTTTTATATCTATCACTTTTTCTAATCTCACTTTCTAAACTTGCAATAGCTTCACTTCAAGTCATACCTTGTGCCATTCTATCTTTTACTTTTTGTACTTTCATAGCTTGACTTTCCATTCAAGATAATGGATATTTAGTGTAAAGGTCTGCTACTGCTCTTTCAATAGCTATATTTTGTAAAGTTGGATTTTCAGAGTTTAAATCTCAATAAGTATAAGCATATTCTTGTTCTAGTTGTTTTGTTTGTAGTTGTTCATTATATGATCTTTGTTCCTCTGTTTGTGATTGTTCGTAAGCTCTTTGTTCTTCTAGTTGTTGTTGAGATAATTTTGTATTATACTCTTTATCTAGTATTTTTTCTCTATAAGTAACATTAGCTTGTAAATTTGCTATTTCATCACTTAAAGCATCTATTTGGTTATAAATAGACTCATTTTGTCTTGAAGCTAGTAATATTGCACTATTTTTATCTAATCAAGGGTATTTTTTTTCTATATCATTATATCTATCTTTAGCTATTTGATTAAGTTCTTTTAATTGTAGGTTTTTAGCACTTAAATCTTTTACATTTGTTGTTAAATCTTCATCTTGTGCTATAAAGTCGCTATAATCTAGTAATTCTTCATCTGTTTTTCATATTTTATTTGCAACTATCTTATTATTAGTTTCTGTTACTGGATCTATTTCTTCTTCATCTGTTTTTCAAGTAGAAGTATTATACATTCCTTTCATCATTTTATTTGTATTGTCTGCTGATATTTTCTTTTTATGTTTTTCTTCTGCAATTGCATAATTAGGATTTGCTATTAAACTTGCTTTAATTTCAGCAGTTATATCTCAATTAACTAAACCATTATATATTTGGTCAGAATTAGCTGTCATATACTTAGAAAGCATTTGATTTTTTATTAAATCAGCATTTGATAATTGTACTTCTGTTTTACTAGGTTTTCAATCAGGTCAAATAGCCCAATTATATGATTTATCTCAAACAGTTGCTGTAAGTGTTCAGTCTGGATTTTGTGTTGCTATTGTTCAATATCTAGATTCTACCATTTGTTCTAAACTTCAAATACTTTTATCTGTATCTTCCCAGTTTGTATCTTTAGTAATTCAAGTAGGTTTTGGTGTTTCTTTTATTACTTCTGTTTTTCATTCAGGTGTAATAGTAGTTGTTTTTTCTTGTATAGGAGCTTCTTGTATAGGTTTTGGTTGTTCCATTACAATATTAGGATTTGTAATTCATTCTTGACTTAATCATTTTACTTCTTCTGCATTTACTGTTGTTTTCATATTCTTAGCTCATTCACTTCATAGCATAACTTCTCTAGCTCATTGTTGGTTTCAAGTAGCTTTATTATAAGCATAATTATCACTTGCTGTTGAATTTCAAGTTTCTATCTTAGTCTTCAAATCTGTTGTTGTTGGTGCAATGATTTTATTTTCATTTAAGTAGTCCTCAAATGCCTTGTTTTGTTCTGGAGTATATGCCATATATTTTATATTAAATTCTATTAACTTTATTATAATTGTATTTATAAAAAAACAAACTTATTTTAATAAGCTGTTATTTCCATTACTATATTTTCTCACGAATAATTAAAATTTAAAGTTATTCAATCACTATCAAAACTTATGTGTGTTGCACTTGTTCTATCTCATCATTGGTTAGTATAAAATACTCTTAATACATAATTACTAGAACTAACATCATTACTTCATCAATCTGCTAGTTGTAAACAGTAATTAGTTGTATTATATCATCAAGTAGACCAAGTAGCCACTGCACTACTTCAACTTCTCCAAGCTTTTATTTGATAAGATGTTGGAGTAAATCAAAATCAAGTAAAACTTTGATTTCAAGTTCATACAGTAGCAAGTCTAGTAAATATAATAGTCTTTACATTTCATCAACCATTATCTTCTATATTTAATCAAGGCTTTAGTTTATTTGTGTTGATTCAATATTCATCTGTAATTCTTATTTCTGGAATATCAAAAGCTTTATCAACTAAATCTTTAGTTTGTGATGTCGTTTGAGTCATATTTATGTTTAAATCAATAATATATTTTAGGAGATGTACTAGAATTACTGTAAAGTATAAATTTATATGAAAAATCTCTAAAAAATCAAGTCATATTTAATCTTGCTATATCGTGTTCAGGTTGAGAGTTAATTGTTCAAACTAAACTATAACTTCATCAATCATCACTCTTATATACTTCTATATATTGAGTTGATGTAATGTCTTTCACTTTAAAATATAATCATTTATAACTTTTTAAATCTATTCATAATTGTAAGTCATTAATGTTAGTTACTATATATCAAGTTGTTTGTTTAGTTCAAGTACTTCAAGTTGCTAAAAATCTATCAACTCATTTATTCACTCAATCACTATAACTATAATATATATATCATTTACTATACAATACTGCATTTAATAATTCTATTCTTCTTCAATAGCTATTTGTTGCTAATATACAATTATAAGCATTAGGATATCATTGTAAATCCTTTCACATAGTACATAATCTCAAATAACTATTTCATTGCTCTACCATAACTAATTTATCTATATAACTTGATATAGATTGTCATCTTTGGAATTTAAACTTTGTATCTGCTAATTGTTTACTATATGTATTTTGATATATTACAACTGCTGTATATCAGTTCATATAATATAATCATTCTCATCAACTTTCATCTCAACTAACTATATAATCAATACTTCATTTTTGGTAAACTTTCTTGATATTAAAATTAATAGTTGTTCATACAAAACTAACTGTATCTTCTACTCAATTCCATATTGCCATTTTTCAGGTTTCTGTATATATTTTGTAATTACCTGCATTGTAAGTAATTCAAACAATTTCTTCTCAACCAGTTATATTGTATTCTTCAACTAATCAAGTTTGACTATCAAATTTATTTATTTTATTTCATAACCATATATATGCAAAGAATTGCACAACTAAAGCTCAATGAAACTCAAAATAATCATTTGTTGATAATGTTGCATAAGATAAAGTTGGACTCCAAGTTCAAGATATTGCATCTGTTATTGTAGTTCTATTTAATAAAAATGCAGATGTAGCTCATCAAGAATTAACAAAATATACATATCAATCTAAAATAAACACAGGATATTCTAAATGTCATAAACCAGCATTTGTATAAGCAGCAGTATCACTATTTATATGAATTACTCAGTCAGAACAAAAACTTGCTATAACTGATGAATTAGAAACTCTATCATTTATTTCAAGTAAACTATGTATTGTTTTTGCTGTATTTATGTATTTAGCAGGTTTTAATCATAATTCTATATAATGTGGATTTGAAGTTGTGTTTATATTTTCAGAGTATAGATATCTATCAGGTCAAGATACATAATCTCATTCACTCATTCATCATATCCAGCTTGTTTTTTTATAGTTTGCCATAGAGTTTAATTAAAGATTATTCAGGATATTCATTAATCCAAGCTCATTCATCTACATTATTCATTATAGTATCTATTGCTTCATCTCTTTTTTTCTCCCGTCTAGTTTCTGCATTATTTACAGTTCAAGCATCTGTTCATTTTTCTTCTAATCAAGATACAATTAATCAAAACACTAAAGTCTGGATTATATCAGTAGGTAACATCATTTGAGTTTCAGTTGTAGCAAGTATATAATCAGGGATATTTCTAATTCAAGTTAGTTTTATTCAGTTTGTAACTGCATTTCTAGGGGCAGGTGCTATAAAATATGAATTATCAGCTTTATAAAATATAGGATCTAATTCACTTTGATTTTCTACATAATAATCCCAATCATTTACTAATTCTGTTTTTTCTACCTTTCTTGCTGGAATATATTTTAATCATCAAATTGTATCGTATGTTTCTCAATTATAATTTATAGAAATTGATTCAAGTAATTTAGTTCATTGTGTTGTACTTGTTACTTCTGCAAGTGTGTATTCACTTTGTAAAGCTTCCAAGTTCGTTTTCCATTCTTGCCAGTTTAATTTTTTCTTTTTACTACAAATTTTGCTCCAAAATTCATCTTTAAGAGTGTTCAAGTCTATTAAAGCATTTGCATCAGAGTATTGAGAAGTATCTACTTTAGCTTTTCTTCTCATCTGTGATATTATTCAAGCTACATTCATATTTTTATAAAAAATAGATAAAATCTAGCCTATCTTTTCAGATAAGCTAATTTTTTATTTACTTTTTTCAAAGTGCTTTTTCAATTTGCAGATCTTCTTCTAACTCACTTAATTTCTGTCCTGCTTGTTTATCTTTAGATTCTGTCTTTACTTCATCTCAATCTAAATTAATACTTCACTCATTAGCTTCTCTTGATATCTTTACAATATCATAATCACTTAAATCAGGATTATTATCTAAATTTATTAAATCAACTGCTCAAGTTTTTTTATTTATACAAGGTCTAAACATATTTTTATAATTAAATAATAAAGTACTTTCTAGCCCCTATTTCTAAGGGCTAGTTTAGTAACCTATTATTCAGCTGCTCTCGCTTGAACTGGGATAATTAAACCTCTTTCAACACCATCTTCAAATACTTTAAGTCCAAATCTTGACCAAGTTAAGTATTCGTAAGTAGCACTTCAAGGAATTCTTCCTGTCAAAGCTCTAACATTATCTCTCATTACAAGATGTATTGCTCATTCTTCAAAAGTTGCATAGTAAATAACAAATTGTCCAAATTTATTTGAAGCAGATGTCATTGTTTTTGCAAAAGCTCAAGCACCTCTGTAACCTCTTCTTGATGTTAATGTAACAGTTCAAGTAGTAGCAGAAGCAGTTAACCCTCTTAAATATTTATTTCTAGTTTTTGCAACTAAAGCTACATAAGTTGTACCAGCTCAAGCACTACCATTAATTGCAGAAGCTAAGTTAGCACCAGCAGTAGTTGCACTTGCTCCAATTAGTACATTTCAAGCAGTAGTTCCTAGAGTTGTTTTCATTGTAAATGTAAGCCCATTGATTTTTACAGTATCTCAATCAGTTGGAGTTGCTCCAAATATAAAACTTCATACACAAGGCAAATTCTCACTTCTAACTAAGTTAGCATAAGAAACTGTTTTGTTCATATATCAAGCTGTATATGTTTTATCACTCAAAGCAAATGTAGAGTTTACTGCATTTTGTTCAACATAGTTTACACCGAAAGCATCCATTACTAGAACTATTTTAGTTTCATCTATTCAATAGTTGATTAATTCAGCTATTGCAGCAGAAACAGTATCAAAAGCATTAGTTTTTGATAAAGTAGTTGTAGAATCTAAAGTATTTCCAAAGTTTAAGATTTGTCCGAAGAATTTTCAATCAACATATTCTCTTAACAATTTAGCTACATTTTCCATTGTGTTCATTTTGATATTCCATCCTGCATCATCATCTTCAATTTGGTCTAGTGTAAATGCTACCATAGGAGTATCATTTATAACTAAATTTTCATTTCCTAATTCTAGATTATCATATGTAACCGTATTATTAGGAGTATATGTTTGAATTGATAAAAATCAAGTAGTAGGTCTAACAATAGTAGTTCAATCAGGCATATCAGCTTCTAATTCAGTATTAGCAAGACTCATAGCAACTGATTTTGTAAATAACAAAGACGAAACCGTTTTTGTATATTTAGTTTTATTCCAACTTGTAGTTGAATTTGAGTTTATTACAGTCATTTTATTTATAGTTAAAAAATATTATTTTAACTCTCATTTAGCTTTTAGGTATTTAATATACTCATTAGGTGGCAAATTAACTGCTTCTTTTTCATCCATTTCTCATAGAGTTTTTGGCTTTGGTTTATAAGCCCCTCAAATTGTATTTTTTATAACTGTTTGACTCTCTTTAGGAGCTTTTAGTTTATAAATAGCTAATGCTTCATCTGGAGTTAAATCTTTGTATTTAGGATTAGATAAGACTTCTAATATTCATTCTTTATGTTCTTTATATTCAGGATTTTCTATAAAGAAAAATCTTAGTTCTGTATCTGTTGAGGCTTCTTTCTTTGGAGTTTGTTTTTTAAGTTCGGCTATCTTACGACTAGCTTTTCTTAAATCTTCTTTCCATTTCATTGCTTGTTCATAAGTTACCTCTTCTGTTCAAGCTACCTCATCTTCTTCATTGTTTTCAGTTGTTGTCTCAACATTTATAGTTTCTTCTTCCGAAGTCTCTATTGATTCTAACTCATCCATATTAGATATTTTTTAGGAGATATAAAAGAGATTTATTATAAAGTATTCTCGAACTTCATATTGCCTATTATTTCTAATAAGCAATAGAAATTTACGAATTATCTTCTTCTTGTAGTTGTTCTTGTACTTCTGTTTCTGGTTCTTCTTTTACTTTCTTAAATCATTCTAAACTTCTTTCATAATATGAATATATATCAACATAAACATTTGCTCATCTTAACATCAAATCAGTCTCAGTATATACAGACATTGTATTTATATTTGTAAATCCTCATATTTTATTTTCTATATCTCTTGTATGATCTCATATTAATGATTCAATAGTTTCTTGTAAATATTTAATTCAAACTGCTTTTACATTCTTTAAATCTTCTACTACATCAAGTAATATAGATATAATTTCAACACTTGCATTTTTTTCATTATATATTTGATTTTCAGTAAATCAAGGTTGAGTATACATTGCAAATACTTCTTTTCTTATTTGTTTTTCTTTATTTTTATATTTTTCTATAAGTTCAAGATAAATTTCATCTCTCATTAATTGTGAGTATTCAGGGACAAAAACTTCTTTTTTTACATCTTTCAAATTCATATTATATTATTAAGTAGTAATAGGTGTATTTTGTGCTGTATTTTGGTTTCACTGTGCCATTGTTTGCGAAGCCATACTAGATTGTATAGCCTGTTGTGTTCAATTCACAGTTGAATTAACTTGTTTTCATTGTTTAACCCATTCTTTAATATGTGCTTGAAAATGTGCTATACTAGCCATATTTTTATCATCAATAGGTTTTTGGAGCATTATATGGATTAAATGGTTATCATCTGAAGCTATCGGAAAAAATGCTTTTTGGTCTAGTATATCATTTTCTAGTTTTATCAATTCTTCTTCTGGTCATCAAGATAATCTTGTTTTTATTTTACTATTTCATAATCCTTGTGCTTCAGCTAAATCTCTTATAAGTAGTAGTTTTTGGTAATTATCAATAGTATCTATTGAAGCTACTAGATTTACAAGATTATTTATAGCTTGTAAATCTTTTCTTCTTTGCATTTCTATTTGTGTTTTACTTCTTACTCTTATTTTATTATAAGCTTTTAAGTAAAAGTCTTTCTTTTTTATTTCTACTGGAGTTGTTCCAATTCAATTGTCTTGTAAGATAATCTTTTTATCTCATTCTTCAAAATATCTTAAATAAGCTTGATACCAAACTCTCATAAATTGTTTTTTACCTATGTTTGATATTTTTTCTCTATAAGCGATATTTATATCCGCATTTGTTTGTACTAAAGTTGCTTCTGTTGCTGTATTATCTTGTGCTTCTTGTGTGCTTCAAGTTATATTAGCTCAAACACTTGTACTTCTTTCAACTTGTTTATCTAAATCATTATCTATTAAATAAGTATTATCAACTCTATCATCTGGTCTAAATGCTGTAATTATAGAGTTTAAATCAATAGCTCATTCTGTTTTTGTATTAACTGGTATGAATTTATTAAATCAAAATGCTAATTGTGATTTAGTTATATATTTTTCGTTATAGAAATACATAGGATATAATCAAGCTTTTGCTTTTTTAATTCTTAGTGTTCTATTAAGTGCTTTTATCTTTTGTGGTTCTGCTGTATGTTTTACAACATTATCTCATAATACATTATTAAATTCAAAGCCATAATATTCAAAAGAAATAGGAAATTCAGCATCTATATCTTCTGATGGTTCTTCATATAATTCTATTTGTAAGATTAAACTTCTTTCATTTCAAAGAATTGCCATAGCTTTTCTTTGTTTACCTTTTTTATCTTTTATATAAAAATAATGGTAGTATATATCAAAGTAATTATTTACTTTTGTTCATCAAGTATTCAAATATCATTCTAATTGTTGGTCTCTATATTTAGCAAGATTAGTTGAATATCAAACATTATATGGAGCTAATTTATCTTTATCTAACCAATCATTATCAAGTGCAAATTCTCAACACATTGTAACAAATCAAGAATAAGCAAATTCTCAAGTTTGATAATTTCAATTAGGGTCTGGTATCCAACTTCTAGGATCTACATAATTAAATATAGGAGATTTAGTCTTTCAATTCCAACCAGCTTCTATTTTTATAAAAACTCACATTATATATTTAAATAGTAGTCAATATAAATCTACTGCTAACATATCATCATTATCATAATCCTGTGCCAACATATTATTTAAGTTCTCTGCCGTAATCTGACTTCTTGTATCATTACTTATGAATTCCCCTCTAAACTCTTCTGATATTGAACGAGCAATCAAAGCATTAATAGTTATAAAAGTTGTTTCATCTCATACATCTCATTCTTTTGTAACTATATTTTTATAAATTTCAAAATTAGTGTCTAATTCATCTCTTTTATTCTGCATAAAATGCTCTCACTCATTAAATTGAGTTTGTATCATTCATATTAAAGTTCATTCTTCAATATCTATTTTACTAAAAAAATCATTGTAAAGTTCTTGATTTGTCTTCATATTGTGAAGTATATTAATTAGTATATTATTATATTACTTATTTTTTATTAAAATCAAATATTTTTAAAAAACTGTATCTTCATCATCTCTATCATTAAAATCTCAAATAATAATCTCATCTAAACTTAATCATTCATCATATATAACATTTCTTATTTGTTTTTGTTCTAATTGTTTTGGTGGTTCTTCTACTAAATATCTAAATATAGTTGCTAAATATCTATAAGCATCAGCATAATGAGAAGTCCAATCGTGTTTTGGTGTTTTTGTAAACTCTCATCTATTTTCATCCCATTCATATTGATATAAACTTAAATCATTAATTAAATCTTCTAACTCATCATTAATCCATAAATATTTGAATATATATCTTCCTGCATTTATTCAACTCTCTATACTATTCATTGGAACTATTCCACAATTATCTCATAATAACTCTAGTGCTACTGATAATCTTGTTAATCAAGTGCTTAATTCTCTTTGTTTGATATCGTGTGGAAAATAATGATCTTTATACTTATATGGTTTAGCTTTTACTATTCAAGCATAATGTTCTAATCAGAATCAAGTATTTTTATAACTATCTATAATTCTAATCTCTTTTCATAATACTTGTACAAATATAATAGTCATTGCATCTGATATTCATAAATCCCAGAATGTATAAACTTCTAATTCAGGATTATATATATCTTTTTTAACTCTTCATTCTCTTTGTGCTAATGCAAGTTCTTTACCATAAACAGCTCATCTCATATAAGCATCAAAACTACAATTGTACTCTTGTTCAAACTCTTCTTCTGTCATTTCAGCTCTTGCATCTTTTATTTGTTCTTCATCTAATAAGTTTGTGTCTGTATATCTAAGTAAAACAGTGTAAAATCTATCATCTTTTTTAGCTCTTTCATAAAGTTTATAAAAAGAGTTCTTTCATTTAGGTGTTCCTATCCAAGTTACCCAACCTTTATTTGCATTTATCATTGGAAATATAATCTCTCAATATATCCAACTAGGCTGTTGTGCATATTCATCAAAAATAACCCCTCTTAAATCTAATCATCTAAGAGAGTCAGGGTTTTCTGCTCAAAATAAGCTTATAGTGCTTCAATTTTCAAATGTAAATGTTAATTCTGATATGTTAGTACGAATTCATCAAATTTGAATACATACTTTTTCTAATATCCTAAATGCTATCTTTTTTGCTTGTTTATAAGTTGGTGCTATATATCCATAATCTCATTTTTCTTGTAAAGCTTTTGTTATAAGTAATATAATTGCTATAACTGTTTTTCAAGCTCTTCTATGGATAACAAGCAAATTAAACCTTTTTACATTTTGTAAAAAGGTTTTTTGCCAAGTTCTTAAAGATTTAGATAGGTCTATTGTCTTTTTTCACATTATGTATGTTATTATGACATATTTTACACAAACTTAATCCATTACTTATTTCCAGTATTAAATCAGGAAAATCCTTTACTTGTTTTATATGGTGTACACATTCTGCCTCTTTTCAACAGTTACAACATTTATTTCAATCTCTTTTTAAGCATTCTTTTCTCCATTTTTTATATTCATTATCTTTTCTTTTTTTTCTTAGTTCTCAATTTATAAAAACTCTTCTTTCTTTATAGTCCTCAATTACATTATTATGTAACCTAGATTGTAATAATATACTTCTACAAGAAGATGAGCAACACTCTCTATTCTTATTTATTCTTGATAGTGGTACTTCCTTAGAAATTCAACAAACCTTACAATTATATGTATATCTATTCTTAGTAGAGTTAATTCTACATTCTAAACTACAAAATATCTTATTCTTCTGATAATAAAAAAGTAACATATCTTTTCAACAGTTACATTTTCTAATTATTTGTTCTGATGGACATTTTCAACAAGATTTTATACTTCAATTCTTTAAATGAGATAGTCTAACATTTTTTATATTTCAACAATCACATTTACACTCGAAATACCTATCTTTTTTACTTTCTATTTCTTTTAAAATAGTATATTTTCAATATCTTGTTCATTCTGGTACTAATTGTTTCATATTATAATTGTATTTCTATAATCATATGTTCTTTCTGCTTATCTGTTAATCAAAGTATTTGACTTCTCTTAAAAGCAGTTTCATTAAATCTAACTATATCTTGATTATTAACTTCTTTAGTTTCCTCTCTAGTTCTTCTTATCATTTCTCTCGTGCATAATTCTTGAAGTTCTAAATCTAATTTTACAAAATCTATAACATTTTTTTCTTCTAATGTTCCATTTTGTTCCAAATCATCAATGGCTCTATTAACACTTCATAGTCCAAGTCAAGTACTTTCTGCAATATCTCTTTGTGATTGTAAAGGATTATTTATAACTTCTTTAAGAACTTTCACCATATTCTTTTTTTTATCTACCCTCATTTTTCTATCGTAAAATAATAAGTTCAATCTTCTATTTTTGATACTGTTAATTTATATCCTCATATATTTATATAATCTCAAACTGATGTATCTTTATAAATTAAAGCAATATCATTAAGTATTTCTTGTTCAGGAGTTGTTATAGTTCAACAATCTTTTAATACATTCTTTAATGTATTTATTGCTTTATCTAATTTTTTCATAATTTATATATTAATTATTATACTATTTTATAGAATTAATCAAGTTTTTTATTAATATCATCAAGATAATTCAAATAATAATCAAATGTATATTTAATTTCTTTTATTTTATATTCTTTATATCAATGCTTATAATAAAATCAAGTTTTTACATCAAAAATGATACTGATTCAAATCATAGGAAATACATATTTACAATTATCTTTTAAATTTACCTTTTCAAAATAATAATTAAATCATTTTCTAGTTATCATTGTTATTGCTTCATCTTTATAATTCATATATTCTTTAATTAATTAATTAATATTACCAATAGATTTAACTCACATAACATCAAATATAGATTTACTTTGTACAATTTCCGATCACTTTTCTAAATAATACTTCTTTTCTTTAACCTTTTTAAATATAGAATAGTCCTTTGGTTTAATCTCTTCTTTTACTGGTTTTTTATATACTTCTGGTTTATATCAAGCTTGTGATTTCTTATGTCAAAAAATCTTTAATGTTGTTACTATTCATATTTTATATTTCTTTAAAAAATCACATTGCTTCATTACTTGATAATCTGCTTTCATCATCTCCATCATTTGTGGAAGTATTATTTTTTGTTTTCTCATTTTATATAATTACATTACTAATCTTTACTTTCTTATCTTGGTACTCTTTTAGTGTTATATATCATTTTTTAAATATCTCGTAAAGATTTAGATGTTTTATTATCAATTGATTATTTTTATTAGTTATTTGTGCTTCTGTCATATTTTATTTATTTAGTTATTATTAAACTCTTGTTTTAACTGTATTTCTTTTTTCTTTTCTCAAATATAAGCTTTTATTTCTAATTGTCTTTTTATTCATCTAGCTTTCTTTTGATTTTCTGAATATAGTTTTCTTTTCTCTTCTGAATATTCATAAACTCTTCAATGTGCTTTTACTATCATTTGTTTTTATTTATATTCTAAAGTTTCAATTTGTTTTATTGCTTCATTTGCTCAATAGCATATTTCACATTGAATATTATTTAGCTTGTTTAGTTCCCTTTGCCATTTCAATTGTTCTTCACTTACAACACTCGGACTTGCTCATAACTTTCAATTCTTTAATACTTTTCTTTGTCTTTTCATTTCTATAAATAGTAAACTTCATTTTTTCAAAATTACTAAAAAGTCAGGAACTCAAGGCGATAATCACATCTTTTTCTTTTTAATTGCTGATAGCATTGCAACTCTAGGAGGCAATCAAGATTCATTAGCAATATGAGTAAATGTATAATCTTTATATCTTAACCAATTTGCTAGTATTTCGGACTCAATATTTTCTCTTGGTATCATATATCCTTTTTTAATTAAAAACCCCTACAAAGTTAAATTTATTATGTTTCTGTTGATTTTAAACTCTTTGCAATACTTCAGAATATTATTTTTTTACATCATTCACAAATATATACATTTGAATTATCTAAACTATTCTTTATTTCACATAGTTTTAAATATTTATGTTTACAAGTTCATTCCATATTATTTTTTTTCTATAAAATTGATAAATTCTTTTTCTGCTTTTCTTAATCTTTTTAAAGATTCAGGAGTATTAGTTTTTTTTGCTTTCTCCAAACTTTCAATAAATATATTTTTCATAATTCTATAATTAAATTATACTGTTTTTTGCTTAAAATACAACTAATTAGCTATTTTTACTTAGTTTTTTACTTGACTTATTTAGATATTTAAGCATTTCGTATAAATGTCTTATACTCATCGCAACTTCTCTAGCTTCATCAATATCAAAAACAATATAAATATATCACATTTTAAGTCTTCTATACATTTCATTTTCCCAAATTAAATATTCTTTGTAATTAATTTCAAAAGTTCAAACTTCTTTTGATATATCATCATTTTCACAAATCGTAAGTTTTATTTTTTTCATATTGTTTTTACATAATTATAATAATTTGTTTTTCTCTCTTCTCATTTATTATATCTATCTAATTCATAATCACACCAATCAAGTAAACTATTTGCAGGAAAATTATTAGCCTGACATATTAGTAAATCATCTATATCTATATATCTATCCCAAAGCTCAATTGGTCATTGATTAACTCATTGATAATCCATTAAATCATAATCTCTATTATCAGGTTCTTCTC